AACTCTGTTCAATCTTATATGCAAAGTAACCTCGACAACTTGCTCAACAATGGTTATTTGGATGCGTTAATTATTCGTTACGAAACTTCCCAGAGCTGTACGCTCCTGGCACCTGATAACTTCGACGAAGGTATCTATACTGGAATGGTCACCCCCAGCCGCCCCGCCGTCTTCCTTTATGACTCAATAATGGCCAAAGATGTCGACGATCTCTCTGCGGCGCGAAGCTATCTTAAAATCGTCTACCCCCGAGAAGCCCCTGAGAATCCTAATATTTACGTTGACTTCGAATCTGCGGGAGACTATATCCCTAGGCAGCAAATCTTAGAGGATATTTCACGAAGTACCATCGCACAAGATTTTGAAACTGAAGAGAACAACATTCAAAATACTTATATTCAGCCCTTTGTAGATGCCTTTGCGGGGACAATGAATACAAATGTGGTACTTACGGAAACCCCTGATGATAGTTCCGGCATTCCGACTGTAGGTGGGGGCAATTTTGGAGTGGGCGAAGATGTCGTCGGGCCAACAGACTTGTTAACAGCTGAACAAAAAGCCCTGATAGAATCTCAACACTTTCCCACCGTATACGCTCTGTTAGTAGATAATATGTTTAATTATTTGATTGCTAACGGAGTATTCGACGCCGTGACTCTACAATCCTTGAAATTGTTCCATTTAAATGAACACTGTCCCCCCGCCGAAGTAAGAGATCTTCTGGACATAGAAGGCATCATGGAACAGATGAAGAGCGAATACGTTCAGGCGATGTGTAACGACAAACCCGAGCTCGAAGATCGAGCCATTATTCGTAACGTCGTCAAATATGGCATGTATCTGTTGATCACTCAGATGCAAATCGCCGCGATATTCATTAAAAATATTTTTGTCTTGTCGGCCTTTGAAATTGACAGCCTCGTAGAGAACAAGGATAGTTTTATCTTTAAGTTTATAAGAAAACAAATCACGACGGCCCTCCTTACCTTTCTGATTAATAGTGAGAACCAAGATGAGTCTACAGTTCGCCGAGACCTTGTGGGTTATTTCAATCTGAAGATCCGCCGCCAAGCCGTCGTCGCACAGGGAGGAATACGCAATGCCAACGGAGACGTAGTTTTCCCCACCGGGACAACTTTTTCCGTGGTTGATAATGGCGCCTTTGTGGGGTTCGATGAAATTTTAGATTATTTGATCTCCGAACGACTCCTGTTGGGAGCAGTACCGGTAGCCAACGCAATTCGCTCGTCGGTCGAGGACAATAATCCCGTACCTTTGGATCTTGCAATGTTGGCAAGTCTACAAACCTTTACGGTTGCTGACGAAAGAAGGGTGTCTTTAACAGCCAAAGTACAGGCGTATTATGGGGACACCCCCGACACACCACGTATTTTCTTAACTCGCAAATATACCACTCTAAGCAGCGGCATAACACGCGCGCGCCTGCGATTGTGGTACTATTATGGAGGAGAGGACCCTAATCTTGTTAATATTTTTACTTTCCCGGGAACTATCCCAGCCTTCGGGCAACCGAATGCTTCGGCTACCATGATGGAGGCTATCCGCGCCGGACTTATTGAGGTGGAAAGCGCTGAACTCGGCCATGGTCTTACCGGAGACGATGGAGAACCGTGCCTGAGTCAGTATCAGATTAATCAGACCCTGGCCTGGGGCGGCACGGTCCAACAGGGCCGCGGCTGCCCGGGCACGACACACTCAGGCATCTCGGGCGACTCCGCCACAGACGCCCAGGGAGAAGAAGAGCCCGACGTCGACGGCGGCGGCACCGGCTTTGGCTCCGGCAACCCCGGATTTGGAAATTAGATCATGAGTTTATTACCACTACATACTGCGGAAGGTTTCGCCGATGCTGCAGCTTATACTGATGCCCTCTTGGTTGGGGCCCAAGACTATTTGTCTGATGAGAGCCTGCTCGAGCTCGACCTCCGAAATAAAACGGGCATACTCACCAATACTGACCCTGTGGCTGATTCCTACTCCGATGTGCTCAACTTGGAAATCCCTGGTCTAGAACACTCGGGAACAAGTACGGTAGGTATAAGTGGCGAGCTCGAACAGCGCTCCACCAACTCCTACGCAGGCATCGGCGATCTCGGGAACAAAAACTCACAAATGCGTGAGGATTGGTGGTTTTACCTTAGGGCCATGAGGCGCCTGTTACGGAAGGCACATAGGATTGACCCGAGCCTTTGGACGACCACCAGTGATTGGCGGGAGAAAATTACCATAGCTGATTTCACCGGCGACTTACGTATGGGCCAGACAAGTGTTAATCAGAAGAACCGTTTTTTGAACGCCGGCCGAAATGCGGGTCAATGGAATAAAAAACACGAGGGTGATTCTACCCCAGATCTCTTTGTTTTTAGAGACTCCTCAATTAATATCAATCGAGTTCGAGCCTATTGGTGGGTACCTTATGCCGTCGTCGCGCGATTCGTGACCCTTCATAATCAGCTTTTTGGAACTAACATATCGTACCAAGTAGGCACCACCCTGCCAATCACTCGACCTGGAGCGCGAGGACTCATACGCAATGTCATGCGCGGCCTGGGGATGCTCCAGGCCGAGATGCGCCGCCAGGAAGAAGCCGCTGAAGCCGCCGAACTGGCCGCTCTAGAAGCCGAGGCCGCAATGATCGGTACTGATCAGGAGGGCTTTGTTCTAGAACCGCTGACTTCCCCCGAGATGGAAACCCTCGCGCGCGACCCCGCCTACCAACAGTATTTTTCTACTACCTTCAATAAAGACCTTATTGCTTTCGTTCCAATCATTCAGAACTTCTTTTTGACTGGTAAATATTTCCAAACCATCAACGAGTCGTTTTACAGTTCCAATGCCCTGGCTCTAGAAATATTGCTCTCAACGATTCGGAATAATGATAACTATAAAAAGGAGCCTAACTTGCGGCGCGTTCCGCCGACGCTTGCCGCACAGGCCGCCGCCAATACTGATCCACAGGGCGCCGCCCGAGACTTTATTCTTAAGATGCTTATTATGGCGCCCATCAATATCTTGAAGGGGATATGCGAGTTGCTTGATCCACATGTTGGGATTACAAAACTCATCAAAAAAATCACTGGATATGGCTTTAGCGAGTTAGCAGAGGCCATGAATCCCTCGGCCGAGACTATCAACGAGACCCGCAAAAATACGATTAAAGAAACCGAAGGTGAAGACTCGGATGCTTATCAAAACTTCCGTGGGATTAACGGAGATGACCTCCTTAAATTTATTTTATGTATCCTGGAGTTGTCGATGCAGGCGGCAGTAGAAATGCCAGCGATCCTGGATCCAGAGGGCAACTCATCGACTCCAAGTATCCCCCCAAACTTCTTTCCGGCTATTAAGCGCGACGGCATCGATTTTACTGGGAAAGTGTCCGGTCTCTTAATGATGCCGCCCACACCTTTAGGGTTGATTTATTTATTATTAGGACTAATTAACACTGATGAAGAAACAGTAGACGTCATCGAAGAAACCCCAGACCCAGCGTGTCCTCCGCCCCACCCGGAAGACCCCTCGGTAGCGGGAGAAACGACCGTCGATCAGTGTGACCCAGAAGAAATTTCTTGAGCACCTAGGAGGAGAAGTTAATGAGTTCGGGATTATCGGTAGCGCTACCACTCACAATGAGCGAAGTATTTGGCGCTTACAATCTTAATACTAACTTCTTTGATCTTGCCCAACAGAACTTGAAAATGCTGATCCTGACCTCTCCCGGCGAGAAGATGATGGATCCTAATTTTGGAGTGGGTTTGAAAACGTATTTGTTCGAAATGAATGCGGAGAGCACCTATGATCGTATTACCGAGAAAATACTCGAGCAGGTAAAGATATATCTTCCTTTTATAGAGATTAACGACATCAAATATGCCATCCCGGAGAACAATCCTGACCTTTTCCCTCACAATCTTTCGGTAGGAATCACATTTACAATTATACCTTTACAGCTTTTAAGCAACCTTCAGATTAATGTGGAGCCTAATTAGGACACTGAGGCACTTACATGAGTAACAAAAAACTACAACCAATTGATTATACTAGCCGCGATTTTGAGTCCATCCGCCGCGACCTCGAAAATTATGCCAAACGCTACTATCCCAACACCTATCGGGACTTTAACGAAGCCTCTTTCGGGTCTTTAATGCTCGATACGGTAGCGTATATTGGTGATATCTTATCCTTTTACGTTGATTACCAGAGCAACGAGTCCTTTTTAGACAGTGCTATCGAATATAACAATGTCGTCCGCCTCGCTCGGCAAGCCGGATATAAGTTAAACACCGCACCGTCATCACACGGAGTGCTTACTTTCTATATTGAAGTCCCAGCAGATCAAACAGGCCTAGGCCCTTCACTGAGCTACGCGCCAAGACTTAAAGCCGGCTCAACCTTCTCTTCCACGGGCGGAGGCAACTATACGACCGTCGAGGATGTTGATTTTTCGAGAAGCAGCAATCAGGTAGTGTCCGGCCGCATTGATAGCGCCACCGGGTCTCCTACAAGTTACATCATTCGCTCGCAGGCACGTGCAGTATCAGGCCGCGTGAGTTATCAAGAGGTGAGTGTAGGTAACTTCCAGCGTTTTTTAAGAGTTAATTTAGAAAGCTCCAATGTGGCAGAAATCATCAGCCTCACGGATTCGGAAGGTCACGTGTATTATGAGGTAGAGAACTTATCTCAGAATACGATTTATAAAGCTATCCCCAACACCAATTCAAATACTAATAATACGGTCAAAAACTTACTTAAAGCAGTCCCTGTCGCCAGGCGCTTTACACTAGAGCGCGAGGCCGGAAAGGCTTATTTACAATTTGGTTACGGCTCGACGTCAGAACTCTTATCAGAATCCGTAGTCGACCCATCTAATTTGGTACTTCAATTGCCCGGGCGTACTTATACCAATGATCTAGATTTTGATCCCACCAAGCTTATTAGTACTGATAAATTTGGAATTGCTCCTTCCAATACAACATTGCGAATCGCCTACCGTACGAACACCACGCAGGATGTAAACGCTGCATCAAATACAATTATAACTGTAAATCGTCCCCTTTTCAGGTTTAATAGTCAGGGCGCCCTGGTCCAATCGCAGAGAAACACAGTTATGGGATCCCTGGAGGTCTCTAACGACGAGCCCTTTGTCGGCGATATCAGCCTTCCTACTGCGGACGAGGTCAAACAAAGAGTATATGGGTACTTCGCTACTCAAAATCGAGCCGTTACAGCTCAGGATTATCAGGCTATTTGCTATGGCATGCCAGACAAGTATGGCGCCATTAAGCGCGCCGCCGTCCTTCGGGATTTTGATGAGCTTAAGAGGAATCTTAACATTTATGTGATATCTCAAAACGCTAGCGACAAGTTGGTAGCTGCCAATGTTACTATAAAGAACAACTTAAGAAATTGGCTTTTACAATATAAAATGGTCAATGATACTGTTGATATTCTCGATGCCGCCATTGTGAATTTTGGAATTAAATATACACTAGCTTTAGATTTAAACGCTAATCGGTACACAGTTTTAAATAAGGCGAATGCAGCTATCCGGGAGTATTTGCTGCGAAATCAATATGACATTGGAGAATCTATCTTGATAACTGAGTTCTATAAAGTCCTACAGCGGGTAGATGGCGTCGTAGACGTTTACGAGGTAAGTATTACTCCCCGCGCCGGAGCAACATATTCTAATGTTAGTTATGATTTTACAAAGAATCTTACTGTAGACGGCCGCTATATCTTGGCACAGAAGAACGTGATCTTTGAGCTTAAGTTTCCTAATATTGACATCGAGGGAGCAATCAGGTAATGGCTCTTCTACGTTATACTGCGAGTGCGGATACAACCATCGTTAATGCCTATGAAGATGATTTAGTCACGCGAGGAACTGGGTCCAATATGGGTTATGCCGACGCACTCGAAGTCTTTTCTATTTACGGGCAGGAGTCGGGTTCTAATGGTCAATCTCAAGAACTCTCCCGCATCTTGATGGACTTCCCAATTACTCAGATGTCCTCGGATCGCACCGCAGGGACTCTCGGATCCTCCGGCAGTGTGTCTTTCTTCTTAAAGCTATATAATGCTCGCACACCATTTACTCTTCCACAAAACTTTAATTTAATTGTGGCTCCTGTGGCCAAGCCTTGGACAGAGGGCACCGGCTTGGACATGGACAACTATAAGGACATCGGTACCGCCAACTGGATTAAGCCCAATGCGTCCTCCTCTTGGGCGACCCCCGGCGGCGATTACCGTACGGTCAATAACTATAATGTGAATTTTCCGTTGGGCTTTGAAAATCTTGAAGTTGATATTAGCAATCTAGTGGAGAGATGGATCGCCGGATCACAAACTAACTATGGCCTGGGTATTCATCTTACAGGATCTCAGGAGGCTTATTTCTCTAGTTCCCTAGGTACAGATAGCGGCAGTGTTCTACAAAACACGCTCGGCGCCACGCAGTCTTATTATACTAAACGCTTTTTCGCCCGCTCGACTCAGTTCTTCTTCCAGCGACCCACTATTGAAGCGCGCTGGGATGATCGTGTTAAGG